AAATTTTAAAACTTTATTAGATTCAAATACAAAGTAAGCAGCATAAGTCAAGTCTCCTATAACATATCTATCAAACCAAATTGTGTTAGTGCTATGATCAAACTCTCTAACAATAACACTTTCAGGCATTCCGTTTAAAGATTCATAAGTATCTCCATCTGTACCCATGATTGACTGACTGGCAGCACTTAGCACGTTTATAGACATACCAGGCCTAACATACTTCGCTAACTCGTCAGACACAACCACATGATCATAATGAGTGATTTGACTACCCATGTCTTCTAAAGACACGTCGCCTACAACTACACTAACTGGTATTTCAACTCTAAATATATCAGTGAACACTGGAAACAATTTCTTGCTATCACTGTTATACTTTATAATCATATCTTTATAAACCCTAACGCTTGGATTCTCAGAGGTCTGATCTACACCTGTAACTTTAGGTGATGCTACAAAAAAGTAAGAGTTATTAGTTTTCTCATCTGAAATAGATCCTACAAAATAACTTTTTTCGCCATCACCGTTCACGGTAGGTCGTATAGGATTTTTATCCTCATCATACGTTAATCTTTCTAGATTACCATACAGATTTTGAGCAGCACCTATATCGTTTCCATCAGAAGTTCTCACTTCTATATTTAAAGCGTCCCTATACTCACCTTGAGGAACTAGTCTTTCATCAAGATCCTTGTTCATCTTACCGGCTTGAAACGTATGTTTAATTTCTGGCATAAACTATTACTTAATAGGTTTACTAATTCCTCTTAATATTTGAGTAAACTCTTCTATCTTAATATTAGAAAGTCTTATTTTAGCCTTTCTAGTTTCAGCAAACTTTTCTCTTTTAAATCTTTGAATTACTCCTTCTGGTATTCCAGCTCTGCTAGATATTAAACCATACATAATATGCTTGTACACTGCTTCTTCACAAAACTTATGCACTAACATTTCTGCATCTGTACCTAAACCATCGCTAATATATTTTAACGTTATAGTTTCTCCCGAAAGATCGGAACTGAAGTGAATAAACCCAGTGGAGTTGTCTATATAAAATGTCCCGTTACTCTGCGCGTGTTGCGGGTCTAACCCATATCTCCTACCTCTATTGTCAACTCTGTTGTGATCCAAAGCGTCATAATCTTGATTAGAATTAGAAGAAGGTATAGAATTAAATTTATCCCAAGTTCTTGATTGGTAAGGTTCGTTGGCATTAGTGTCGTCACCCTCCGGATTTAAACTACCATCAGTGTGAGTAACGTAAGCTCCAGTAGTAGATGTTGCGGTTATTGGGAACGGGTTAGATGTCTTACCAGTAGGATACAAAGGTTTTTCAATACCATTAGAATCGACTCTAACTATTTTAGTATAGTTAACGTAATCTTGTGGTAAAGGCATCACTAATGTCCCTGGCACTTCTTGCTCAAAAGCTTTATGAGATCTAAGAACATCATACGATAATTCTTGAATTGCTCTCATACCGTGGAACTGGACATCAGTCCTATTCACTTTAGTTAATATCTTGCTTTCACCTACATAAACAACAAGAAAAGCGTTTATTATTTCGTCTAGTGATACGAACTGATAATTACCTTTACTCGTACCTTCGTAGTATGCTTTTTGAGTAGTACCGTCTAATGCTCCCATAATTATTTATTTTTATCAGCTTCGTTTATTTGTTGGTTTCTTAAAGCAGCCTCAGATAGATCCGGCTTGTTAATAGCTATACCTGCTAATTCTAGTATTTTATTAACTAAAGAACTTTCTTCACTAGCATGCAAATCAAAGTTATTAGAAGCAGAAGCGTTGTATAATGCTTTATTGTTTACTACGACGTATCCCCATTTAGGGTTAGACGGTTTTTTTATATAATCAATTTCTACAGTAGTAACACTAAAATGAGGTAAAGAACTAGTCTCAGTCCAGGTGTTATGCGGGTATAATCTTATATGGCTACTTATGTTTGACCCAGTGTGTGTGCCTGGTCTAGTATAGACAGGATGGTTAATTCTAGGTGCTGTTTTGTAATTACCTTGAGAGTTGTGAAAGTCTTCATTACTTACTGGAGATACAATTCTGTGACCATTAGATGGCGTGTAATACACGTTTCCTAAAAAGTATAAGTCTGGTGGTAGTTTGAACTCCCAAGAGTCAGAGTCAGTACCATTTAAAACATTTCCTTTGTATAATTTGAACGGGCCTATCTTATCGTGCATTATATCTCGCTTGTTACCTATATTAATATCAAGGTTTGGCTGTATAGCCCCTTCTCTAATGTCGCTAAAGTAAGAATTAAATATATCCATCTGAGCTGCGTTTGCTAATAAGTTAAACTCTTGAGGTGTTATATAACCTCTCTGCTCTTTATTAGACACAGCTAAAACTCTTTGATAAACGTTGTCTATACTGATCATTATTTTTTTGAATTATAAGGGAATTGCTTATTCAACCAAGCTTTCCTTTTGTTACACCCACAATCTTTAATACCCATAAAGCTAGAACTTAGTTTTACTAAACTATCTATCTTAGTAGCTTTAGTAAATTTCTCTATTGAGTCTCCTAATCCTTTTGATTTCATAACATTCTTTTTTACTTTACTATAATCACACGGTAAAGTGTAGAGTTAGTATAGGGTAAAAAAAATAGCCACCCGAAAGGATGGCTATTAATATTAAGTTAATGTAGCTTTTAGTAACTAGCTTCCAAAACTATACCACAACCGTCGATACCAAGACCTTGTAGAGCCTTGTTTATTACAGTTGATCCACCAGCACCATCTACAACAGTAACAACACCACCATTGTTATTGCCATTTATAATAGCGTTAATACCTTCAACGATATTTTCGTATTTAGTAGCATCATGATCTATAGTTATAATGTCATCAGTACCGTCATTTTTTAAAGACTTAAATCTAAGAGTTGTCTGACCAGTAGCTGTAGCTTCTATACCAATAAGTGAACTAGCTGGGTACATTACTGAGGTTTCAAGTCCTTGTTGCATGGTAACTGTAATAATATCTCCAGTTTCAAAGTTATAACCATTAGCAGTATCTTCTGTTACATTATCAAATGTAATAACACTGTCAGCTACAGTTTTAATAGCAGAGGTAGCTATCGTTAATGCTACACCTGCACCAGGGTGACTATAGTTAGATCCAATATTTGAGTTAGCAGCATCTGCTGGTGTAACCGTCATGCTAGCTATCTCAGTAGCACTAGCTACTTTATAACCTGCTCCATCGACAGCTCCACCGATAGATGCAACGGAAAAAGCGTTTAATGCTTGCGTTGCACTTCCTTGAGTAGAAACAAGAGTTGCTGGTCTAAATTTTCTAAAGTATAAATATGTTTCCATTATGAAGTAGTTATTGTCATTGCAGAAATTTCAGATATACCACTTGCACTTATAGCTCCTTCATTAGAAGGTAAGTCATCGTTTAAATCTTTAATAACTGTAAAGTTGTTAGTATTATTTCTATTACCATTTGCTAACTCTGCAAATTTATCACAAACAGTTTTATGAGCACCACTTGTTATAGTACATGATACGTCATCGTTTGCTGCAGCGTTTGCCCTATCATTAAAGAATAACTCTAATGTAGTTACATTTGTTGAGACAGCACCTAAAAATTTAGATCGCGGAAACATGATTGCATCTTTATCAGCATCACTATCTCCGGCTACTGCGAAAAATAAATAATTTTCTGCCATGATTATAATGTTAAAGTGTTAAGACTTAAAATATCTGGATGAATAGATGCACCAGACACATCATCCACTACCTCTACTACAGCACCATGTCTTGGGTGTCCACCCAAAGCATTTGCTAAAGCTTGAAAAACTCTTTTTTGCTCTACACCAGCCGCTCCATCAGTAATATCTAAATCTACTAATGAAGTGCCAGTAGCAGCACCACTTGTTTTTGCAAAGTTTACTTCCATTCTACCAGCAGCTGAAACTACAGCTCCTAAGAACCTTTCAGGATTAACTGATAAACCGGCTGTAACACTTTTAACAAATTTAATTGTTGTTGCCATTTTGTTTTTGTTTAATAATTAATAAATAATTGATTGTGAATTAAGGGTTAAGGATTAATGGGTTGTGGTTTGTGCTTATTTAGTATTAAAAGAAACGGTTATGATAACCGCTTCTCTATATTAGTGTATACTTCCATACCTTCATCAGTTTTAAACCAATGAGCTAATGCAGTATATGGGTGTTCATCGAACGGAATAGTCATTAATTTTCTATCAGTAGATCCCCACGTAAAGTATCGTTGATCTGAAGATAGTTTTATAATTCCTTCTTCCGCGGCTCTAATACCAAAGTTTCTAAGTTGAACGTTATCATCAGTAGCTAACTCTAAGAATAGTTTAGGATTGTTTCTAGCAAATAGTAACAAATCTCTTTTAAGTTCCTTAGAACTCATCTTAGACACGTTAGATCCAATCTCAACCCTCATAATAGCTTCAGCCATATCTATATCTAGATTCTTAGCTAATGTTAAAGCTTCGATCTCAAACTCTAACCAGTCAAGCTCGTTTTCAGCTATAACTTGAGGTTTGTGCTCGTAGTATAACTTATCTTTATGAGGGTGATAAAGTGAAAGCATTTTTTGTAACACTGTTTTTTCTTTTGGTACAAACAAAGAGCCACCTCTAAATATAATATGAGATAATCTTTGATCCCCTTTCATTTCATCCACAAGACAAGTCTGTTGATTTTGACAATATTTTAATTCTCTTTCAAAACCCTTCTCTTCATCAAACCAGTATATACCAGCAGATTTAATCATTCTTGATAAAGGTTTCTTCTTGCCAGATAGATAATATACTCTATCTTTAATTTCCCACTTAGGTTCAGTAGGTTCTTTTGGAACCTCTACTTTAGGTGTCTTAGTAACTGGTTGTTCCATTACTTCAATTACCTCTTGTTTTACTACAGTTTCTTCTACTGCAGCTTTGGTTTGTTTTTTAGCCATAATATAATATAATAAAAATTAAAAAAAATAAGGTGGGGCCGAAGCCCCAACCTATACTAGTTCATTAACATAAAGTTGTTAGCACCCTGAGTAACTAAACATCTTTCTGATAACATATGAATTTGCATCGCATCTAACGCTGATGTAGAAGCCCCAACAGATCCAGTAGTCCAAGTCTTGAACTTTCTATTATCTGTAGCAGAAGCTCTATAGCGTGTATGTAAGAAAGGACGCTTCAAGTTTTTACCTAACTGTTGGTCATAAACAGTAGAAGTACCAGCGGGAATAAGAACACCTCTAATTGCTGAAGCAGCGTTAGCAGCGTTAATACCACCACGAGTAGCTAAATCGTTTAAGTATCTAAAGTCAGATTTGTAGAAGTCATAAGAACCTCTTCTGAAACCAGAGAAACCTAAATTTAAAGCCATATCTTCGTCGTTGTCAAATACTCCGTAAGAAGTACCACCAGCTCCGTAAGAATTCATAGAAGCAAGCATGTCGTCAATAGCTAGAGACGAAGCTCTATTTACAAACATCATGTATTCTTCAATAGCACCTTGCTTGTCAAACTCTGCTAAGATAGCATCAAATTCAGCTAAGTCAGTAGCAGCGTTAACACCAGAAATACCAGAAGTCATATTACCTCTTTTTTCAATAGCGGCAAATAAACCTTCAGTACCTACTCTATTAGCTCCACCAGCGGCAGATCCAGCGATTATGTCAGCACCATCTATTTCAGATGCACTTTCATTTAACTCACCTTCAATCATCGCCATTTCTAAGTAATCAGTGAAACGAGCGCGAGTATCAGCTTCAGCTTTTAAGTACCATAAGTAACCTGATTGGCCTTCTTCAGAAGCAACTTCAACCCAACCAACTCTAGCTGTATCAGAACCTGATACTTCGTAGTAGTCTTTTAAAATAATAGGTTTGTTAGAAAAAGTCTTAAAAGCAGGTTCGTTAGCACCTCTTGACTCTACGGCAGTAGCACCACCAGCGATACCTCTATAGCTATCACCTTTACCATACTCAGAACCGTAAACTAAAACAGTAGTTCCTTTCGCAGTAGCATCAGTACTTATAGCAGTACCATCATAAGGCTCTATGTCTACTAAAGCATCAGCAACCTTAGAAACTAAACACTTAAATACACCTTGTGCGTTAGCAACAATAACAGTATCATTAACTCGAATACCGTGATTAGCTGCGGTAAAATCTGCCGACTCGTCTATGTCATGTGTAATAGTAAGCTGTGCTACCGAAGCAGAACCACCTGAATAAAGAGCAGCACCGTTAGTAGCGTGAACAGAACCTTTATATGAAAGGTGTAAACGACCTTGCTCAGACCAAACAACTTGATCAGCTTGCATCGCTTCTTCAGCACCTATTTTAGATAAGAAACCGTTGATAGTTCTCGGTCCGAAAACTTCAGCTTCTTTTTCCATTAGATCTGGTAAATATTGTTGAGCCCAACCCATGTCTTGGTTGAAGTCAATGTAGTTTGTAGATAGTGTTTGCTTCATATGAGCTGGAACACTATTCAAACTACCACCTGGAGTAATTGCCATAATTTTTTATTTTAAAGTTATTTATTCTTTTTGATTTTAAATTTGAAATCAGAAGAATCATTGCCTAACACTCTAACTGTTGTACCACCAATAGTCTTACTACTGTGTGTACCTCTTGGGTTGACGTTAATATTTTTATCTTTAGCTACAGAACTCTTAACTGCATCTGCTTTTCCTTGCTCGTAAAAATGTTGAGCAATAGCATCAGCATTCATTGCTGTAAATAAAGACTTGTGGTAACCTGCGGCGTCGCTCATCTGATTCTTGTCATCCAAAAACTTTTGGATAAAATTGTTGAGGTCGCTTTGTGTATTCTTTACGTCTCCCACGTTTTTCACATTGTAACGATAAGTCTTATCTCCAACACTATAGTCAAAACCTTTGAACTTGTCGTTGAATAGATTATCAGTTTTCTTTAGAAAAACATCTTTGTTAACTTGCGTTAGTCTTTGAGTTTCCTCAGACTCCGTACTGTATTTATTGTAGAACTCTATAGCTTCTTGTTGCTCACCTGTAAGTTTACTACCTGCTTTAATGTCCTCGTAATATTTAGACTTTTGCCCGTCTAAGTAGGATCTCGCTTCGGCAACTTGCTCTTTCAGCGCGATTTTTTTTGATTTTATAGTACGTTCTTCATCTACATCTTCATCGAACCCATATTTATCTTCTAATAAGAAGTTTCTTTCTTCGGGTGATAAGTGAGATTTAGTTGAACGATAGTATTCATCTAAAACCTCAGAGTCATCTAGTTTGTCTAGATCTCTATTTAAGGTTACGTAATCATTTATATCTCCTCCAGTCTCATCCATAAAGTCAACTAACTTCTGAATATTCTCTGGTAGAGGTTGACCAGTTTCAACAGCTTCAACTATTGCTTCAGCTACTTGTTCTTCTACTTGTTGAACTTGTTCTTCAACAACCTCTTCTAATACTGGTGTTTCTGTTTGTACTTCTCCTTGCGGCTGTACTTCTTCTTGTTCTTGTGGGGTGTTGGGGGCTTCATTGCGTCCCACCACTCCTGTTGTGTCAGCTTCTGTTTCTGTAGTTTCATTTGGTATCTGTATTTTGTCTAGGTCTATCTTAACAATGCTATCATCTCCAGCGCTGTCAAATTTTGATTCGTCGATAGTATTCTCGACTGGTTGCTCTGTAACCTCTTCTGTTACATTTTCAATTTCTTCTGCCATAATAAAATATTATATAATTAATTATCTTGGGTTAAACCTTTCTAAACCAAGGCCTCCTCCTACTACATCATTACCTGATGATTCAAATCTTTTAACGGATTCACCCTTATTTTTTTCTTCAGCTTTTATTTTTTCACGTTGATCTAACCTATCGTCTTTACGTTCATCTCTCTTATTTAAAGTTTCATTTTCCATGGTGTTTAGTTTCATGTTGATAAACATCTCATGGTTCATTAACTCTTTCTTAATATCAGCCTCTTCTCTTAAATACTGAAGCTTCATTTGATTTTTAGTTTGCTCTAACTGTGTGGTTATTTGCGCGGCTTGTTGAGCTTTCTGCATCTCAGCTTGAGCTGCTGCTTGTTGAGCTTGTTGGTTAGCTTGAGATTGAGCTTGAATATTTTCTTGCTGCATCTTTTGGTCTCTCTCTAATTTCTTTTTACGCTTCAACTTTAAAAGCTGATTAGCTAACTTAACATTTCTACAATCCCTAAGATCTATAGCATCGTCAAGATCTATCAGTTGTTGAGCCAAAGCTTGTTGTATGTTATTCTCAAGTATCTGTTTCTCTTCGTCGTCTGGCATCAACTCTATGAATATACCAAAATCATATAAATGTAACTCAGTCATTTCTTCAAGAGTTGCTACATTGTGTGCACCGACGGCTTGTATAAAAGCTTCCTTAGTTGGGGAATACTCTATAATGTCTGAGATTCTAAGAGATAAAGCTTCAGCGTTCTCAGTAGTCAATAACAACATAGACTGTAATATATGTCTTGTAGCTGTATTAGAATTAGCGGCAGCTAACTTTTGTATACCAACTAAAGCGTTTTTGTCTGGTGTTGAAGCATCTCTAGATTCATTCAACCCGGTAACATCACGAATCATCTGTAAATAGTAATTATAAGTCTGGATCAAACTCTGTAGTTTATTACCACCAGCTCCGTTCTGTATTTGTTGTATAGGTATTTTACCAGGATTCTGATCACCTTCGGAAGTAAATGACCTACCAATAACCGAACCTGTTTGAAAGAACATATTTAAAGCTTCTTGTGGAGAGTAATTAGTTCCATTACCAAGATCAACTTCGGCTAAACCATCAGCATCCATGTAGACACCGTCAGGTACCATACGTGATAGCACTTGTTGTAACTTTAAATGAGTTAACTGAATCATGTCAGCAAACCCAGTAATTCTACTAACTATAGATTCTATTTTACCTTTGTACATTCTAGGTGCTACAATACTATAATTGGTTCTAACCTTAGAAAAGTTAGACTTAGTTCTCAGCATATTCTGAGCCATCTCCCATTTAAGTAGTTTGTCAGTACCAAGGATTAATACTCCTTCATACAAGCATTCAACTATTTTTTCTAGTTTAGAGAAGTTACCCTCCATATCTGCTGGCGGATTAAACGTATCATCTTTCTCTATAACTCTTTCCGCACCGCTACCAGTTTCCTTTACTTTATAAGTGTTATTCTTATGTGTTTTGAAGTTAAAATATAACACGTCAACCTTATTATTGTCTTTGCTATTGTAGTTTCTGTTGTGACCTTGATAACTCTTCATAGAACTTTTTGGTCCACTGACAATCTCTTTTATATCAGACTCTGAAAGATTAGGGAATTGTTTCACTAATTCATTTAAAGGTATTTCTTTTACTTCGCCAACATAATATATGTCATCAAAGTAAGGTGATTCAGTGTAAGAATAAACAAGATTAGCTGGATCAACATACTCAACTTTAGCTCCCTCACTAAAATCAAATGTAGTTTTTGTAGCGCCTATACCTATAGTGGTTAGATCATACAAAGTTCTCCTCTTTATCAAGTCAAATCTACTACCATCCATTAAAACATTTATAGCTTGCTCTTCAGCTAGCTCAACGGCTTGTTTGTAATCTAACTGCATATGTAAAGCTAACTCTTCTTCTGTATCAGGTAGTTTTTCCGGATCATTCTCGTATAGATCCATATTTAAACCTTGCTTAGCAGCGTCATTAAATTCTTTAGCCCTAATATCTCTAAGCATAGATTCCATATACTCAGTTCTCTTACTTACACCGTATGAATCTTGAGAATAAGCTTTTACCTCGTAAGCTCTTTGAGCCATACCATTTACAACTATGTCAACAAACTTAGGTACAATTGGTACAGGTTTCCAATCTAGATTTAAGTAGCTTAAGTCACCATTTATAGACAACTCATCTTTGTATTTTTGTATAGGTTGTTCTCCCCTAGCATACAGCCTTAAACTGTGGAAGTTGCTTTGTTGTTTGTAGTATCTATGATTATTACCAGAAAACCATTCGTGTTCTATAGCTCTAGCTACTTTCAACCCGTATTCCTTGGTCATCTTTTCTAAATCACTAACTGCTTGTGAAGGAAAATTACTTATCGCAGACTCTGCCATAATTTATTTTTTTATTATTGTTGAATTAAAACCTGTATTTTTATATTTTGATATTGTAAGGT